AGGGGTATGGATTTGTGTGAAGATTTTCCCTTGTGGTTTTTTTTATTTGTGTATTATTTTTTTGTGTTCTGTGTGGTCCTTGACGTTTTGTTTTGTTCATGCCTCTATTATATTTTTTTTACGCCTGCATGTCAACTTTTTTTATTTTCGGGCGTGTCGTTTTTTTATTGACGCTGTGTCAATGGTTGTATATGCAACAATCTGCGTCCGGCTAAGTTACGGTTACGTAACCGTAGCTTACTTACCGTCCGGCCGGTAACTGTCTTTTATTTTTTTGCCTTGTTTTGTTTTTGGGCGTGCTGCCCGTTTGTTTGTGTTATGGTGTAGTTATCCGCTTCGAGGGAAAGGAAAAATAAAATGATTAACGATAGCATCATCAAGGATTACGTCGAGGATTACATCCTGAACAGCGATCAGCAGCTCGATGGCTTCGATATTGATGCGATTGTTGAGGATCTGCATCATGTGGCTTTGGTCAATGGTATGACCATTGAGGAATATGCCGATTGTGATTCGTTCCCGTCTGATGATTTTATTGAAGCGTTTGAGGAGGCGTGAGAGATAAAGTAAAGCCCCTAGGTTATTAACCTAGGGGCTTTTTTATGCTGTCAATTTAGGCGAATACGAGATACCACATTGACTTGTCTGCGGGTGCGAGTGCTACGTATCGGGTTTTGCCTGAATAGCCTATGTAGTGTGCCCAAATGTATCCGTCTGCGATCACACCGCCTTCGGATAGGTTGACTGTCTGTCCGTAGTGGTATTGGGCTACGACTTGTGCTGAGGTTGACGGCGCCGAGCGTACGTTGAGCACGTCTACGTTTACTTTGTAGGTTCCTGGAATGATTGTTGCGTTATTGTTTGCCGGTGCTGGCGCTGGGGCGCTTGTTGAGCGTGGGTGAAAGTAGCCGATAATACCGTTCTTAGTGAGGGTCACGTATCCGGCTTTGTTTGGGTTCTGTGACATGGTTTCCAGGGTTCCGTTGCCGTTGTCTCGTACTACGATGGCTACGTGGTTCATGCCGTTGCCGTTCCAGAAGGCCACGTCACCGTAAACCGGCGTGTAGTTGCCTGCTTCTCGGCTAAACGTGTTCTGTAGAGCGCGGGAGCGGTCGTATCGTGCAGTGTAGACGCTTGCGGCGTATCCGTCTACGGTGTTGGTGTCGGCGGCTGGGATGCCGTATACGTTGCGGGCGTAGTTGCTCCATAGGTCCCAGCATTGCCCGCCGTATGCGCCGTCCATGTCTACTACTTTGCCGTTAACGTTGTTCATCCATTCTTGAATGTTCATGTTAGTTTTCCTTCCTATGTTTGGGGGTATTGGTGTTTGCGAATACGCTCATGAATGGTGCGTCTGCTAGTTCGGGGTTGATGGCGGTAATGTTTTCCAGGATGGACGTAAGTTCGATGAGGCTGATGCCGCCTACGGTGCAGACGAACACGCTGACCGGCAGTCCAAGATCTACATGTAAGTTAATCATGTCCACGAAATAGGCTACCAAGGTGAGCATGAGATAGGCGAACTTGTGCCATAAGCCTTGCCGCATTTTCTGGGAGCTGAGCGTGTCGTTTAAGATGGCTTTTGCAATGCCTGTCACGTAGTCCACAATGATGAAGAATATTACTGCGAATATACACCATATGTCCGTTGTCGTCATTGTCATTGATTGTTTCCTTACTTTCCTAGTAATTCTCCTATGATCAAACCAAAGTCGGCTTTTGTTTGTGAGTCGTCGAACCGTATTTTCCCCAGTCGATATCCGGTGGTGAGTCGTCTTATGATATCATCCGATTTTTTGACGTACCATGTTTTTTCGTCAACATGGTTCGGGTCTAACGTGTAGACGGGGCGATTGTTGTCTTTGGGTATGCGCCGTGAAACATATTGTGAAACATGTCCGTCGCGTTCGGACACGGAAACCCATACGCCGAAACGTGCATAGTCGGTAGTGTCCAGCACGTATGAGAGTTCGCCATCGCTAGGTATAGGCGCTAGCAATGTGTCTGATTCATCGCGGAATTTGTTTCTGATCGCGTAATCTGCGTAGTCGCTGTCGTATTGTTCCAAGAATCTGCCGAACTTGGATTGTGCGACTTTCGCACTGAATCCGCCATAGTCGGCCAGTTCGAGACATACGAACCCACCGCAATACAACTTGTATTGTTGCTGGTTGGCTTGCTGGGAACCAATGTCGAGTCGGTATTTCGCGAAATACGGGTTAGCCTTTTGTACTGCGTTAGAGAGGAATAGAACTTTTGTTCTATCCTGCCAACGGTCAACAGTATTGTAAAACTCGCTGAAACTGTTCACTTCGTTGCTCAGAAAGCGTAAATTGTCGGGGAAGATCTCGTCGAAAATAATAAGATGCACTTTCGGATAGGCGACCGACTTGAGCCCGCCCGCTTGCGAGAGCGCGACGAAATAACAGCATGTCCGCCAATCCTTCTCGTCCCATGACGTCTTATGCAATTGCCCTTTTTCACCATTCACGCGAAATTCGTAGGAGGGGAAGAACTCTTGAATGTCCTTGAAGAACGTTTCCTTACGGTGTTGTTCCACATCTGTGCGGCGCAAATAAATGAACTCATGGCCGTGCTTGATGTATTCCTTGATTCCGTATCGTTTCGCGGCGAACGTTTTGCCCAGACCACGCGCGCCGATTATGAAATTCCATGGAGCGTTTCGCGTCAACAGATTATGCAGATCGTAATAATCGTTTTCGTCAAGCGTCTGCAATGTCATGATTGCAAACCTCCTGAAACTAGTGGAGGGCGTGCGCCATGACTCGCACGCCCTCCACCAACCTATCATCTGGCGGCCGTTCAAAAGGGAAAGGTCATCACATAACCACCGCCATTATCAAGTATACCACACTTTAGAACGCTGGCGGATTAGACTTGCCATCCCACACACTCAATAGCGAATATGCCTGATTATACCGTGTCGTATACGGGCCGAACGGGAACGTGCTCAGAATGTTGTTTTTGAGCTGTTCGAGGTTCGACGCCTTCGGCACCTTCAACGCGTTCGCCGGTGACTGGTGATATGCCGTCACCCAAAGAATCTGCATTTTCGTGTCGCTATACTCTTTGGGGTAGTCTGCGTAGTCTTCCGCGAACTGTTTGCGCTGTCCGTCACGCGACTCACTACGTGCCGCCCACGTTCTGAACGCGGCCGCCTCCACTGAGGTGAGGGAACGTTTGAACGTGCCGCCCGACTCCATGAGCGCGGCTATTTCAGGCGCGGCGGTTTTGAATGCCTCATATCCGGTTGGGTCGGCGGTTTTCATGGCGTTGAGCACTTGCAGGCGGCGTTCGAAACTCCATTGCGCAATGCCGATACCTTGCAAATTGGCGGCTTCGACTGCATCCCAGCGCAAACCGGACTCAACCGTGCCGACCACATAGAGCGCGTACGAGTTTTCCGTACTGACCGAGCTGGACGGGTGCCCCTGTCCTTGCGAGTCGGACGGCTGGGATTGTGACGCTTTTTCCGAAAAATTATTGGCAGTAGTACGGTAAAAGATCCGTGTCCGCGTCCCGGCATTGTCGGTCTCGTGCAAGTAGAGGTTGTCGCCCTGCCAGTGTATCCACGCTCCCCCGCGTGACGTGTCGGGGTTGCCCTGGTTGTTGTTGCCGGTCGGATTGTCCACGTCCGGTTTCGGCATGGTACGGGGATGCAAGTAGCCTAATAGTCCGGTGGTGGGGAACCATTTCAACGCGCTGGCGTCGGGGTTTTGTGTGATAACGTAGATTTGCTCGTCTTTTACGCCATCTGCCGCGACTATCGCCACGTGCGTATAGGGAGTATACGTGCTATATCCCCATATGGCCACGTCTCCCGCTACGGGCGAGTACCCATTGGCTGGAATGCGTTCGTACACTTGTTCGCACCGTGCTGACACGGGGTATGCGGTATATAAGCCGCCCGCATAACCGGTGGGGGTTATGCAATCCTGGATACTCATGCCGTACATATCCATGGAATATTTCGCCCATAGGTCCCAGCATTGCGCCCCGTATGCGCCGTCCATATCCCAGTAGCGGCCTTGCGTCTGCCTAATCCAATCTTCAAAAGTAATAGCCATGCCACCATTATAGTGGCATGGCTATGTGTGGATTATCGGAGACTAAGCGGCGTAGGATGCCATGAAACTCGCATGCCCTTGGTCGGATACAGTCGGATTATATACTCCCCAGATTCCGTCTGGCTGAATGAACCCCAGCCGCGGAGTGTTGGTGGAACCACCTGTGACTATCCACGCCCAAATATTGTGACGTGGATGCGCCCATTTCGCCATGGTTCCACCCTTGCCCTCTCCGATTGATGGAATATCGCCCTGTCCGTCTACCGTGACAACTCCGTTTTGCAGAGTGAACTCCACCGGCATGGAGCCGAACATGGAGACGGCGTACGCATGTCGGCCGCGATAGCTGTCCCGGCACGCCGTGTAGAGATATTTTGCGATAGATTTGGCTCCAGTCTCGTTAGGGTGAATGTCTCCCGACGGGAACCAACTGTCTTCGCCCTTGCACCAAACGTAGGCGCTGTCCGCCACCACGACGCGACGGTTTCCGGTCGCGGCGGTGATCGCACCGTTGAGCAGTGCGTAATATTTCCTCATTCCGCCTTCGTCGAGAGTGGCATGGTCGAAGAGCATTGGGGCGATCACGATGATCGCGTTCGGAAACGCCGTTTCCATTGCCACAACTACGTCACGCGCCTTGGTTAGTCCGGTGTTGTAGTCCAGGATGTCGTTACGTCCACCGGCGCATACGGCGACCTTGATCTTGTTTTTGTCCACACTGGTATCGGCCACGCAATTAGCAACCTGCTGGGCAAACGTCGGAATGCCGGACACGTTAAAACCGGCACCGCTCTTCGCATAGTTTTTCCACTGCAATTTCGGAAACATGGTGGACAATTGGTATGACCACGTATGCTCCCTTTGCGTGCTGTCGGCGTACGAGTCACCAAACGTCACTAAATATCCGTCCTCATATTGCGCTTGCCCCAGTTTTTCCAGAATCTGCGCAATCTGCGCGGAATTATTGCCCACCGAAGTGGATAGTGTGGTGATGTCCGTAGTGTTTTTATCCCACTTCGTCCTGTTTGCGGTGGCGTGCGCGGTGGTGTCGGCCCCTAGCGCGGTGAGGATGGTTTTGTTCGAGTCGGCCTTGCTGATTGCGGTGGTGGCGTCCACTCCCGCTTTGTCCCACTTGGTTTTCGCGTCGGTGGCGTGCGCGGCGGTGTCCGCGCCGAGCGCGGCGAGAATGGCGCTGTTATTGTCTGCCTTGCCTGCGGCCGCGGTAGCGGCGGTAGTGGCGGCGGTGGCGTCCACTCCTGCTTTATCCCATTTGTTTTTCGCCGTGGTGGCGTTGTCCACCGTGTTTTCTCCAAGCAGCGCCTTGACCACTTCCTCATCGTGTGTTTCACGCGACTCCACGGCTTCGATGCGATTAAGATGCGTTTCGAGCGTGGAATCAATGGTGCGCATGGAGCCGTTATATCCGTCGCGCAAATCAGCGGGGTCGCTGTCGCCGTAAAGATTCAGCCCGTAATTGTCGGTTTTGTCGTAGATGGTGCTCATTGGTTTGCCCCTTTGGTTTCGCGGATGAGGGTTTCGAGTTGGTGTATGAGTCGGTCGATCATCACCATTGCCCGATTATATCCGTCGCGCAGATCGGACGGGGTATCGTCGGTGTAGAGAGGTAGTCCGTAGGTTGTGGTGTGCTCGTACATGTCGCGGTTTTCGTCATTTTCATTCATTTTTCTTCCTCTCTGATGTAGATGCAGTTCCCGCATGAATAAAAATCGGTCACCCCGTCCGTGACTATCGTCCCGGCTTTGGTGGGGTTTTCCCCATTTACAAGCGAGTTGAGAAATGCGATGTACGCGACTTTGAGTTGTTCACTCCACACGAGAATGACCTGATCCGCCAACGAGTTTGATGCTGAACCCGTTGGAATGTCGTTTATGGACAACACTGTCCCCCCCGGTAGTGTTGCCCTCACGTTCGTGCCGTCTGGATCCTTTTGCACGTCGAACCCCGCTTGAGAGCATACTTCATCGAGCGCGATATTAAGCTGGGTTTTAAAGTCGCGGCCTTCGAAAGTCGCCCCATGAACGGTTATCGAGCTTATCGTTTTTTTAATATCCATCATTCCCCCTTCTTTTCATGGACGATGAAATATGTCGCTTGGGTTCCCGGTGACGTGACTCTGTCGACTGGGATATATCCTTTTTCCGGTGATGTCGGTGGCGGTGTCGGCGGCTGATTCTGAGGTCGGGGCGTTACCCGCGGTTCTTCGTTGCCGAAAATCTCACGGTTGCCTAACACCGCCCAAGTGATGCAATCATGCTGTGCCGCCTGAGCCGTGGTTACGGTAGCCATCTGATTAACCCGCGCGCCGAACACGGCCAATTCGCGGTACATGTCACGATTAGTGTTTTTCGAGTCCTCGTACTTGCCACGTGTCGGATTATAGGTAAGGGCACTGTCTTCGTATTGTCCGACCTGCCTTTCCAAGTCATCCAGGGTTTCATTGATGCGCTCGAACTGCTCGTTGAAACCGGCTATCAGCTGCTTGATGGCTTCGACGTCCGCGTTCTCGTCCTTGGCGAGATTGTCGAGCTGTTCCCCGAGCTGGTCGAGATGCTCGGCCACCTCCTGCACGTATCCTAATACGGTCAACGTGTCGCGGTACGAGAACGGTTGCACGGTGGTGAAATACCGTTGCCGCGGGTCGATATCCAAGGGGGCGGCGCACATGTTGATTCCGTCCATATATCCTCCAATCTGTCTCAAGTCAAGTATACTCTAGTGACCGAGATTGTAGGCAAGACTCGTGCTGTAAAGCTGTGGCACGTTGGTCATGTTGTCGCCACTGCCCCACATACCTAAAAAGAGGTCTTCGAGCGAGTTAATGACCATCATGTCGATATTGAGCATGGTGTTACGCCAATCCTGCAACAGCTGTGACTGCGAACCACTGGTACCGAACGTGTGTGACGTGCTGTTTCCTTTATCAGACGAATGCGCGTAATCCGTGTTGCTGGTACTGGATGCGGTGGCCGTGCTGTCCTGCTGGGTTGCCGTATGCGTGTTGCCGGTTGAATCCGTCTGGCTTGCGGTGGTGGCGTACTTGCGAAAATCGTCGATACGGGTCTGCGGGAACTCCGAATTGAACGTCATGCTGGAATTGTCGGCGGTAGTGTCGGACGTGCTGTTAGCCGTAGACTCGTTAGACTGTGTGCCGCTCGATTTTCCGCTGGACTCGTTAACACTGGTAGAGTCCATCGACTGCTTAATGTCGGACGTAATAAAGGGGTCGAACTCGCGCTGGGCGGACATATAGAGCTGGTTGAAATAGTCCATCTGCTCCCGCATGGTACGCCCCAAATAAAATATGAACATTTGCGGCGTTTCGCTACCGATTTCACGCAATGCGTAGTGCGCCACGATTTTCTCGTTCAATTTCGCCCTATAGTTTTCGTCGAAAATCGGATAATATCGGGCGCTCAAATGCAGTTTTTCATCCGTATCGAAACCACGATCGATGAGATTGCCAAGCGTCAACGTGTAATCCGCCATGCTGTCTTTGATGGCGTACATGCTCAAGTCCTGCACCATATTTATTCCTCTTCCTTGTTTCCGTCAACGTCCAATAGACCACCGGACGTGGTGTCATTCCACTCGATACCGATCGGCTTCCCGGAGTCGGCCATTTGCGGCCACAACCGGTTGATCGTGTCGCACGCCTGCTGACGCGCCTTCAAGTAGCTCAGGCGGAACACGTTCGTACGACTGTTTCCAGCCGTCACTTCCGACTCAAGCAACCTTTCTTTCTTCTCGGTGGTTGAATTGTCGATACCAAGATAGTTCACGAGCTCGTTCCAGATCTGCGTCTTCGTCGTGATGATCTTATCCGCCAAAAACGGGGTGACGTTCGGGAACGTCTGGAACATGCCAGTAATGTCAGCGCTATCGTACGTGTAAATGTACGGGTCGCCGTCTTCACGAGCCTTCATCAAATTTTGGGCGGTCAATTTGTTGGTTTCGGACGTGGCGATAATCAACGGCACCGAAATATTGTCCAAATTCACGTCCAAAGCGCGGTCTGCGATAGCGAGTCGTGTGGCGTAATTCCACATGACGTCAATCATGGTGCAACGTAATTGGTTGTCCCAGATCGGCACGCATTCCTTGCTCCCGATCTGCGGGTGGGAGTAGTTCGTGGCAACCGGTTGGAATGATGTCGGATTATTGTAGTTGTTGACTCCGCCGATATTGCCAGACGTGACCATGAAACGATGCACCCCCTTACGTTTGTCGGGGAAAAAGAGCGCCAAACCGTTCTCGAATAGAGTCAGTTCCAAATATCTTTCATCAATGTACGGGGGTAGGTTAATCCATTTGAAACGGCTTACGGCCAGCATTTCAATCAATTTCATATATTGGTTGATGCGTAATGACTGCCGCATTTCAGGCAGGTTCAAATTGCCCCACATGGATCCGAGCACGCTCTGATTATCCCAGTGAGCGGCCTTGCGCGCGTTATTGCGCTTGCTCATGGTCACCGTCCTTAATATAAATAATGGAGAGAGCTATATAACTCTCTCCATTATATCTAGTATGCGATACCGGCCAATGGCACGTTATCCGCATAATCGGTGACGCCGATCTTATCAGGATCAGTCCACACCGTCACGCCACTCTCGAAAATTCCCTTCACTGTCAGTCGGTACTCTTCGGGGCACGTGCTCGAACGCACGTACAATTCGTGCAGTTTCCAATAGGTGAAATTGCTCATTGCCATGAGATTTCCAGGCAATTTCATGAAGCGTTGCACATAGTATCCGTACCTTAACCACACTTCGCCAATGGCTTGCATGGCGGCCGGTGGTATCTGCCGGAACCGTACCAGCACGCCAATCAAACCGTTCGCGAGATTGAAAGCGTCACCGCCTAACGCGCCGGACGTGGTGGGTGGTACGGTTTGGGTCTGTTGCACCTGCGCGTTGATACCGGCGATAGTGTTCTCGTAGTCGCCTTGCGCCGTGGCCTGCGCCAATTGCTTGTTCATGTCCGCGAGCTGCATAGTCTGCTGATTAGACAGATTGGTCTGCGCGAGACTGTAGGCGTTAGCCTGGGAAGTCGATGCATTGTTCGTGGTTTGCGTGTTCGCCAATTGTTGGTTAGCGGTCGATACGTTGTTGTCGTAAGTCATTTGGTTTGTCCACGCGCCGATAGCGGTGCCCGCGATGGCTCCGGCCACACCACCAATATTGCCCGTGGCGGCTGAGCCGACCGCGTTCGCCACACCACTGCCGATCGTGTTCAACTGTGCCATCTGGTTATTGAATCCGAGATTCTTCAACGTCAGATCGGTACCCATCTGTGCAGACTGGTTGCTGATCGCGTTCATGGCGTTGCGGTTCGACGTTCCAAGACGGTTTTGCTCACTCGCGTACTGTGTGCCGAGCTGGGCTTGAGCGTAGGCGTTATTGATGCCCATCTGGGTTTTCTGGAAACTCCAATCCGCGCTCTGCTGTGCGTATTGGCGCGTGTACGCGCTGTTCGCAAGCGCCAAAGCCGAGCCGTTGTTGACGGCCATGAATGTTGGGAAATTGGTTATGCCAAAGGACGCGTTGAGCATTTCGCCCGTATCGATCGGCAACCCTTTGCCGTCCGTCAATGGCTGACGTTCGCCAAGGTTTCCCGCATGATATCCGCGCGCGTAGAAATTCAGGCGCGGAGACGGTGGCGCGTAATTCCATGACTCGCGGATAATCAGATCGGCAGAAGGTATTTGTTCCGGCTCGTATGTGATCACGGTGCCGTTCAGGCACGAGCATTCGATATAGGCATATGGCGCTGTAAGGAACTTTTTCAGATACTTGTAGCGTTCCGGCAACTGGAAAGTGTCGCGGAAATTCTTCAAGTTGATGATGTCCGTGTAGCGGGCGTTGCTATTGTCGTTTCTCTTGCGTAGTTCCCAACAATTGCCAATAAAACCTACGGAATGTCCGAAAAGTTCCGTTTTTTTCGGCTGACCGTCCAATAACGCTTGCGGCAGATGCGGCACGGCATAGATGCCGCAAATTCCCTGAGTGACCCATGGTGCGCTCATGCCTTCGGTGAAGAATGTGACAATATCGGCGGGCGTATCCAAATAGTACATGGATGTGCCATTAAGCTGACTCTCGAACGCGCTACCCGTTGCCGTGTTGACCACCGGATTATCTTTCGTACCGGTATCGGCTTCAAGATCGGTGGTGCTTACGATGATCAGCCCGTAGGATGTATATTTCACGCCATCATGAGCGCCAATATCCATGAGTGGTTTCCATGCTTCGTTGGTGAGTACGGTGCATTTGCCGGTGTCGAGTCCTTCGGGAAGATCCAGATACGTTTTCCCATAGTCTTTCCAGGCGTTCTCGTTCGCAACCCCCACATGGCCTCTTTCCACATAGGCGTTGCCAAGCTGGATATCGTGCTGAAACGACTGCCACACGTCCAGCTGGATATTGAGCTGAGTGGTGTGTGCGTTCACATAGTCGCATGTTTGGATGAAATAATACCAACTGCGGGGGGTGTCGAAATCATAGTCGTTCGTCGCGATCAGATAATTGTATTTCGACGCTTGCGCGAACGGCACCGGCAGTCGTACCGGAAGGCCATATTTAGCCATAGTGCAGTCGGTGAACTCGATACCGTCCAATCGGTCGAAATAATCTCTTTGAGCTTGCTCGCTCCATCTGACTATATCCCTGTAGCCCATGTCCCACGGGACGTTGCAGAGTTTGAATCGTGTGTTTGGTGTCCATTTCGCATAGCTGAAGTTTATAGGCAAGTCGTTCGCGCTCATAAAAGTTCTCCTAAAAAATAATAGGTGTGGATAAAAGTCTATCCACACCTATTTTACCGGCTAGTTATCATCGCTATGCGGTGACGGTGACCTTTGCCGTTCCGACAGCTCCCGCAAACTTCACAGTGACGTTGGCGGTGCCCGCTGTGGTTCCGGTCAGCATTCCGTTAGGGGTGACGGTCGCGTGGGCGTCCACCGTCCACGTGGCGAGATTGGTGACGTCAGCGGTGTTGCCGTCCGTCTTGGTGGCGATCGCTTTAAGAGCCACATGGCCGTTCACTTTGACCGACTTTTCGCCTTGGATCTCAAGAGACTCGATGGCGCCGGCTTTCCAACCGCCAAGCCAAGTGCCGACCACCGGCACATCGAGCGCGGCGGAAACGGTCTGGTCGATTTCAGGCGTTGCCGGATTGATGTAGGTGGCCTGCGCGGTGACCTTAAGCGTTTCGGCGGTTTCATCCAAACCACAACGAAGGATACCGTCGTTATCAATGGTCGTGAACTGGGAGGTGGCGCCCTCGACGGCATACTTGATACCCTTTGGCTGGAATGTCGCCGTTTCCTCGTTGGCGCTCGTGATGGTGGACACCACTTGCACCAAGTCTCCACGCGACACGTTCTGCGGAGTGATGGCCGGCTGACCGTACTTCTGCACCTTCAACTCGAACGTCGGCGTGGAGGTGGTGAGCGTATCCGGCAGAGTCACGGACTCATTGGAGCCCTCACCCGTCCAGAACAGAATCGCGTTAGCAAAAGGATTAGGGGTGATGCTGCCACGATGCTTATAGAAGATATTGCGCGTGCCGTCAATCGGGTTCACGGGAGAATTGGTGGTTTCCAGCATTTCATCCCAGCAGAAGAAAAAGTCTTCCGTGGTCAGCACTGCCTGAACCTTGCCGCCCTCTCCGCCGATACCGAACATATCCTCAGGAATCGGAATGATACGATACGGAACATTGACTTTATCAATGTTGAACGCGGCGGCCAATGCTTCGACATTGAGCGCGGCGATCACCTGCGGGGTCGCGAAGAGGATGGCTTCACTATCGCGCCACGGGGTCACCCAACTCATGGCGTTATATCGGGGCATGGCGCTCATTGGCGACGCCTTCAGCTCGTTCGCCATCTGCTGGATGAGGCGCAGTAGTCCCTTCGCGTCCGCTTCGGTCGAGTCGGCCTTGCCAACGTCCGGGGTATGCACACGGTAGAAACCACCCTTACGAGCGTATTCCGCGAATGTCTGCGTCTTCATGAGATACATATCATTCCTATCCGAGAGGATAGGCGCGTTCATGATTTCAGCGATGTAGTCCGACATGCCGCTTTCGCCGTCGAATGCCGTAAGCAAGGCGTCTTCCGGGATGGTGACGGGGTAATAGTGGTCGAACGTGAGCGGGTGGAATACGCTTGCGGTCGGGAGCGAATAACGCCCGTACACGTCGTCGCCTAAGTACTCTTTATTGAAATTGCGGGTGCGTGCCTTGACCAGGCCAACGGCGGCCTGCTCGTAAGTGGAGCCGTAGCGCTTGAGGGTGCGCGGTGAGCCGATCAGCTTGAGCGGGTCATCCCAGTCGGCGTGCTGGATATAGAGGCCGATCAGTCGCTGAATCAACACTCCAGTAAATTCGTCGCGAAGGTAGGGGAAGTTGCGCATGGTGTCCACGGCGTTCCGAATATTGCCTTGCGTTGCCGATGGGATACGGGTCTGGAACTGGGGGCTGGTGGCGTTGCGGACGGCGTTGAAGATCTCAACGTCACCCTTGCCCGCCAATGGTCGAATATTGGACATTACTTATACCTTTCTGTTTTAGTCGAACAAATCTTCGATGGACTCGCCATCATTGTCGCCGTCGCCATCATTGTCATTGTCGGACGGTGCGGGGTCATTGTAGCCGAGCGTGTCCATCATGGCTTTCAGTCCGGCCAATTCCTTTTCGATCGCGTCAAGTCGAGCGGAAACGTCCGGCTCCTGCTTCGGCTCCGGATCCGGTTCGGGTTCTTTCGGCTTTACTTCATCATCTACGGTTTCAGTCTGCCGTTCCTCTTCGGTCGGCGGCGGAGTAGTGGTTTCCTCTCCGTCATTATCTGGGTCTGCCATACAAACTCCTAACAATTGGCAATAGTTCCGCTAAAATTATATCATGTCGCAAGAAAATAAAATGACCCCGCAATCACGCGGGGTCGAAACTGTCTTATGTGAGCGCGGGTTGAAAATCGTAGGGCACTACCGCCACGATAGTGATGTTCACGGTCGGCGGCATTCTCAGCCGTGGCAGTCCGACTCATGTTGCTCCCAGTCGAAAATCGACGCTCAGGAAGACACAAGTATTATAGCATGACCATTGTTCCGTAATCATCCATGACTTGCGTTCCATGCCTAAACTTCTCGTAGGGGATGGGCTGGGAAAACATGTTTCCGGCCATACATACGTCAACCTCTCCGTCTTCCCTCCATCCCTGATACCGGTTCATACCCAGGATAGTCAGTTTTTCGTATCGTGCGGCGATTTTCCACTTGCCTAGTTCGGTCGGGTGTATGTCGCATGATTTCACCGGCTCCCAACCGCTCAAAATACAACCGTCCGTATTCGCGTACAATAGCCGATCGGCGTTCGCATGGCACACGTCCATAAGCTTGCGGCGTGCATAAGCGTTGACCCACACGGGCACTGGCAGATAGTCGGTTTTCAGATTCGATCCCTCGCGCTGGGCGACATCCCAGTCCAATGTTATGCCGTCTTTGGAGAAGGGGAGCATGACAGAACCCTTGGGCAGACTCGCCATTTTGCCGACCAGGGCGTTCATGATCAGTTTCGCCATCTGCCGTTTCTCGCCCGTCGTCCGTTGTTTCAACTCCCCCCATTCATCGATGAACGAACGGAAGAAACCTTTGGAGCGTCGGAATTTCCATCCGCGTACATGCCTATATATGCTCACGTCATAGTTTTCATAAAGCAATTGTTGGTCAATGTCGGTCAAGACGCGCGTGACATATCCACGGGTTGAGGTGAGACGGTTCAGTCCGTATATACTGCGATTATCAAGTAGAAATGGGTAGCCGTTTGGCTTGAGTTCCGCACGAAACGTGAGTTCATCGCAATGCAATGGCATGTCATCATCTTGACTGTATGCGCCTTCGTACGGTTCCGGTTCGCCCCACGGCAACCACTCGTCCCGCAAAATGCTCGGATACATTGAGTTGCAGTCAACGTCAATAGCCTTGCCGTATGCCCCCTCTCTTGCGACCATGAAACCGCCGATATAGGCGTCATGCAACGATTTTTTATCCTCCGGTTCGAGCTGTGGAAATTTGTCGTAAAACCACTTCCACTCGCCGGACGCGAACGCCTCCATACTCGCGCCACCCGCCGTTATCTTACACAAACCACGGTTATCGTATTCGCGCAGAATGTTGAGCAATTGCATGTCAGGCATGGAGAGACGGCAATTCTCACGCAACAGATTCGATATATCGAAAAAACGTGCCGAGTTCTCACGGTCGATACGTGCCGTGAAGCTGAAAAACTTCCCCTTTTTTGAGATGATGGCGTCCCAGCTCAAGTTAGAGTTGTGTTCGTTGTGGGGCAATGCGTGTACGACGTGCGCTATAAATGGGTCAAGCAGTTCGGGACTAGTCACGTAGACGGTGAGTTTGCCGCCCGTCATTATGTACGCCAAAAGACTCTTAGGCGCGGTGACGTCACGCAAGACGGTTCCGTCCGTAAAGCGTATGACGTTATCCGCGCACCACAATCCAACTCGATTGTCTTGCCTGGTCATGGTATAACTATCCTTTATTTGCCGTCCGCTACTTTTCCAGTGCGCCAGCTTCCGCCAACCACCTGTCAAACTGCTTGCGGGATCGCTGATAGCCCTCGCTGTTGTCACGGAACACTGAAGTAAACCCGTGCCGAACTGGGTCATATACCGTCCAGTCGAACACGATTCTGGGTGCGTCCGTCTGCTCGATGACCGCACGTTTTTGTGCGGCTGAGAGTTGACGGAATCGTTTCAGCCGTTTCGAGCCGAGCGTGGTTGCCAAGATCTTCTCGAACACCTCATAACGCCCCCGACTCATATAGGACGGCCAATCATGATCACCATACAATTCTTTAGTCTGTTTGCTTGTCTTCCGGTTTTTGGACGGTTTGCTTTTTCGTTTGGTGCGCAACCCTAGTATTTCGGCGGCATCATGCATTTGCTCAAGCAGTTCGTTACGACGCCCGCTTTCCAGTTGGGAGCGCACGAACGCTTCGTCACTCAACACGTTGGTCATTTGCAGAAAATCAGTGAGCTTCGATGGAATGATCTGATTACGTCCGAAACCCTCACCGGTGGTTCCGGTGATTTCAGCAACGCGTTGGTCGTACACGCTTTTCGCGGGCACGGCCTGAGCCTTATTCCATTCATTGATCTTGCGCCGTGCCGCATTGATTTTCCGCTGCTGCTGACGCAAGAGTTTACGTCGCTTCGCCACCGGCTCCGCGTCAATCTGCGCGTTAGTGATGGGTGTGCGCTGTGCAAACATGTAGTCTTTCTTCGTGGGCTTTTCCACGGCACTGGCATGGTAGGAGGTTGCTTTCGCTTCCGCTATGGCCTGCCTCTTCTGCCGTTCCCACTCTTTGCCTAAAGTTTTGGCGATGTTGACTAGTTGTTGGTCCGCGGTTTTGGCGAGATTCGAGCGGGAGTAAGCGCCAAGCTGTTTGATATTACGGGCGGCGCGTGCTTGCGCGGCCTGACGTGCCTTGACATGCTTTTGCTTCCGAGACATATGGCACAGTCCTTAAGATGGCGAGAGCACCCAAGATTGGGTGCCCCCTATAGATGAACGCTACTCAGTTATTATAGCAAGCTCACTTGGTTTCCTCGTCCACCGGCTCGATGCTGAAAAACTTGAAGCCACGACGGGAACGACGTTCAACCACCTTGATGCACAGCGGTTCCGTCCACATGTTCGGCGTGCCGAAGATACCGAACATAGTGTTCAGTCCCGCCGCGAGAGTGGGGGAGGTGGCCGCGTACGCCTTATTATCGTCGGTCACGATAATGACGCGCACGGTGTTGGAGATTTCGCCCGTCTGATCGTCGGTCACCTGCACGGCCTGGGCGACTGCGTTCGTCATGTTCAGCGGCTCGTTGAGGTGTTCGTCAAGCTTTTCGGCGTTCTGCAATGCCGAGTAGAGCTTAATCTTGCCTTCGCGAGTGCTTGTGTCGATGAAGTGTTGGACGGTGCCGAGTTCGGTGTTCTCGGTGTTGAACGCGACGAGTGCGGTATTAGTGTTTTCCATTGTTTAACCTTTCCTAGATTATTGTTATTTTATTTTTTCAGGCTTGCGCCTAAAATCTTTTTATATCACACGTCTTCGTTATTTTCAACGTCGGCGTGTCTATTTTTTGTGTGCTCTTCTGGATTCCATTCTTGAGGTTCCTCAAAGGTAGCATATTTGTAGAACGTTTCCTCATTCATTGAGACTTTTTGCGAAAAAATGTTGATGGAACGCGGAATAAAATTCGGAAACAATCTCTTCGCACGGATTGAATATGCGCGAGCGTCCTTAAGGCGTCCGTCGATAACGTGCTCCGCTCCCATGAAGTCGCCGTCCACCAATTCCATGCCTTTCAGCACGGCATAGACGCGCGTGCGGAAAATTTCGGTTTTGGTTCTAGCCAATTCTTACCTCCCTTGCAGTAAGATTTTTTGCAATTCTACGTCATTATATCGTGTCGTGTCCAGTCTGTCAAAATTTTTAAACACGGCGATAATGAGATTTTCCGCTTGAGGACTATCAAAAACCGTGCAACAGTCATACGACGTAGCACCCTTGACCGCGCAGACCGCGCACCAGGCAATCAAATTAGGCGGATTGATGGAACCGTCCAAATATTCCACGTCATACGTGCGAGACATTGCGGCGGCGAGCCCGTCCCCCATACTCAGACCGCCCGCAATCTGAGACACAGTAATCACCGCTTGCGTAAACCACTCACTAGGTGCTTCACGCCACAACTCGCACAACATATTGACGGCACGGCAACACGACTCATAGTCACCATATCCAACGTCATACCGTTTCAGATTCAGCTCACGAGTATGTCCACGCGTGGCCTTGACAATACGAGGAGACTCCATGATCGCATCGTCAAAGTCACGCATACGGTAAATAGGCCGCCTATCATCACCACGCCTAAACATAATATCGCTCCTCAACGTGAAAATAACTGATATTCTCCGTATGAGACCGGATAGCCGCCCACCGTTTAATCAAATCCGCCGCATCCTTGTATGAGGACGCGTAACCGATCTCGATAGGCGGCTTGCGCGCATCCCTCAAGTATGCGATAGCCACGAAAGTACTATACATGCCTAAAACTCCAATCCATCAACAGGATCACTATCCCCATACAGCCACATGACCTCCCACAACCGCCGATCAGGGCAACGTTTCGGAGGATTAGTGGCGCTCCGCTTATGCTGTCTCCCAGCCCAAAACGCGCGCAAACGCCAATAACTATCAGCGTCCGGGCACGTGCCGCACAGCCACGAATGTATCCAACCACGAAAATACATATCAATCCCTATCCAGTAGTGGGGTATTGGCAATATCGATAGCATCCAGCATCAAATCAACCACCTGAGATCCATCCCCAGCATCATACGCACACAAGGCCGACCCGCCACATACACCTCCGCACGGTGTACAAAACTGGACAGCATACCTCAGTTCATACCGTTGACCGTGAGGACAATACCACAGGCGCACACCACCGCCCACAAACGGCGACGCAAACACGGCAACATTCATATCATTCCTACACATTTCAAAACCTTTTCACTACAAAACCCAATACGATAGCCACGCACACAATCAGCATGACCAGAAAACACATTGCGTCACGCATATCACGCGGAGCTTCAGAAAACGCTTCAGCACCCGCAGCAATCAGCATGATCGCAAACAAGCCAACAACTATAGCCATATCAATCATCATAACACCACGGTCCACTGTTAAAAGCCCGACTAAGCTCTTGAAAATCAATGCCATGACAATAAGCAATTCCGTCGTCTACGTCGATAAAATCCATAAAAGGCACCCAACGGCCACGGTCTAGATCAAATATTGCAAAACGGTAGTCCACACCGCAGTAGTCACATGGATGCTCACACCGCCGAAAACGACGATCTAACCCCGTGAACGTGTCAACAACAGTAAAATAATGCCATTCCATGTTCATTTTGCTTCCTTTGATATGTTTTCAAGTCTTCTACCTAGCCAACGCATAACCGGCACGGCCATGGAATTACCTAACACGCCGATTCGCTCACGGTACCTTAGACAGTCAGTCCATCCAGGCGGGAAACCCTGGAGCGCTTCGCACTCTTCAGCAGTAAGACGCCTGAAAGGATACCCGCCACCCCAAACGTAGGGCGGGTCATTGCGATTATGGCGAAGCAATGTCGGGCAAGCGTCGCTCATTGTTGGCGCAGAAGACTGTGTGTCTATGCGACATTGGACTTTATTGCTTCCTGACAAACGTCTCTCAAGCCTGCTGGCTCGGAGAGCTTCGGCCTTTTGTCCAGCCTTGCAAGTATCCCCCTGCAAGCTTGCACTGTCATAAAGCACGTCGACGGCACGTCTCCAATCGTGAGTATTGATGACAAGGTAGATTCTTTTACGTCGTTGGGGTACTCCGAAGTATTGAGCGTCAAGCACTCGCCATGCCCCCCCCACCCCCGCGAGCACCCCAGAGTTTTGAAACGGAATTAAGCAATGTTGCAAAGTCTCTGCCACCATTGGAAGAGAGTACACCTGGAACGTTCTCCCAGATAATCCACTCCGGGTCAATTTCTGCGCAAGCTCGGAGATATTCGAGCATGAGCTGGCCGCGCAGATCATTAAGCCCTTTTCGTGCGCCTGCGATTGAAAATGCTTGGCATGGGCTTCCTCCGACCACAATGTTAGCTGTTCCATGGTATTTACTCCAATCTACTTTGGTGACGTCTCCCAGATTGGGAATGTCCGGAAAGTTTTTTGCTAGGACTTTTGAGGGTGTTTTATCAAATTCGCAGAATGCTATAGGCTCCCAGCCTAATGGCTTCCACGCGACGCTCGCGGCTTCGATACCGCTAAAAAGGCTTATGTATTTCATATTACCTTTCAGAAGTTTGATGTGATTGAGTCCAGGTTAAAGGATGTAGTCTTCTTGGATTGAACCGTGTGTGTCTGGTAGTCACCGTATTTAACCTCCAATCAAACAAGCGAAACTTTGACCATGCCAACCATTGTGCCGTCAAGATCAAACGTGGCATTATCAATATCCACACTCACATTACGCCCAACATAAGCGCTACGAACATGAGACAACACGCCATCTAACGACGCTTTCAACGACACTGTATGAAACATGCCACTAGGCTTCACGCAATCGGGCAGAATCTCGAATACCTGAAAACCGTTTTCGGTGATATTAAAATACCACATTTTATTTTTCCTTTCCCTCGAAGCGGATAACTACACCATAACACAAACAAACGGGCAGCACGCCCAAAAACAAAACAAGGCAAAAAAATAAAAGACAGTTACCGGCCGGACGGTAAGTAAGCTACGGTTACGTAACCGTAACTTAGCCGGACGCAGATTGTTGCATATACAACCATTGACACAGCGTCAATAAAAAAACGACACGCCCGAAAATAAAAAAAGTTGACATGCAGGCGTAAAAAAAATATAATAGAGGCATGAACAAAACAAAACGTCAAGGACCACACAGAACACAAAAAAATAATACACAAATAAAAAAAACCACAAGGGAAAATCTTCACACAAATCCATACCCCT